AGTGCATCAGCTACACTACGGCTACAATGCTCAGCAACGGCAATTACCGCCTTGACGGCTGCATGCGCGGGCAATATAACACTACTGCTACAGCGCATAACAGCGGAGCACGTCTGGTGCGCTGCGATGAGGCGCTGCTGAAAACAGAGGTCCGGAAAGAGGACGTAGGCAAAAAGATATGGCTGAAGTTTTGCTCCTACAATATCTTCAGCACAGGGGAGCAGAGCCTTGCTGATGTGCAGGCTTATGAGTATACCATTAACGCTTACTACATCCCTCCGGTGCAGAACCTGACGGCCTATAATCGTTACCGCCAGCTTGCTGACGGTGTGGCTCGTTATGACATTGTTGTCAACTGGACTCCGCCTAATATGGCTACATATCTGGAAGGCCAGCTCTGGTATAAGACCAACAATGAGCAGGCAGAAAGAATGGTTATGGCTGAGGGCGTGCCGGCAGATGAGATGGGCTGGCAGGGTGGATGGCTGTATGGCGGTGCCGGCAAGGACCAATGCGTTATACCTCAGGCCATTGTTGGCGATACCTATCGGCTGGCTGTATGCACTAAGGATGAATACGGTATGGCTACCAGCCCTGATATGTCGCCTCAGATTGATATTACGGTAGCGGTGAAGACTACAACGCCGAACACTCCGGATGATTTCAACATCAGCTTTAATGATGTAGCAGTAGTTACATGGAAAGAGGTTACAAACTCCGACATAGCTTTCTACGAGGTGCGACGCGACAATTACCCCGGTGTTGAGGATATAAACCTGCTAGCGCGTACCAACGGCCTCAGCGCGTCGCTGGCGCTGTCAGAGCGTACAGGAACGCTGTATCTGTATGCTAAAAGCGCCATAGGTAAATACAGCGCTCCTGCAGATTTGAAATACTACAAAGCAGAACCGCCGAGACCGGAACCTCCGGTGCTCAGTCCTAAAGTAGGCGGTATGGGCATCAAATGCAAGGCTGTACCCAGTGACTGCATCGGCGTGCGCTATTACATCAATGATGATAGCGTGTACAGCAAAAACAATACCCTGTCATATAGCTGTGAAGCAGGCGTGTATGATGTAACCTGCGCTTATGTGGATATGTTTGGCGATGGTCCGACATCCGGGCAGTCGACCTGTACCGTAAAGACTGTTATTGATGAAAGTATGATTGCCGATGAAGCCATCAGCTCTGCCAAGCTGGATAAGATTGTGCAGACAAATATCAGTAATGCTACGGCCAACGCAAACACTGCGTTACAAAATAGTAATAACGCTTTAGTTAATGCCAATGCAGCATTGAGTAATAGCAATATTACGGCTGATAAGTTAAAAAAAGATTATAGTACAACCACGCAGACGGAAACACTTATTGCTACACGTGTTGCTAACAGTTTGGGTAATTACAGTACCACAGAGCAGACCGCCAACATGATTGCCGGCAGCATTGCTAATTTCAAGGACAATACGCTTAGTCAGTACAGCACTACTAAGCAGACGGCTGCCATGATTAGCAGTGGCATTGCTGATTTTAGGGACGGTACTCTCAGCAAGTACAGCACGACAGAGCAGACATCTGGCATGATTAGCAGCAGCATTGCTAATTTTAAAAATGACACGCTCAGCCAGTATAGTACAACAAAGCAGACTGAGGAGCTGATAAGCTCGCAGGTTGCAAGCTACACTGATGGCAAGTTAGAGGGTTACACAACCATAGAGCAGACCAACACGGCAATCAGCAACATGGTTGTTAAGCTGAATAATGCGACTGATAAAAAATTAGAATCATACAGCACTATACAGCAGACACAAGATGCTATCAGCCTTGCGGTAAAAGATATCGACCTTGACGGCAATACGCTGGTCAGCAAAATTAACCTTGCTAATGGCGGTATCCTGCTGGACGGCAAGCTCATCCATATCACCGGTCAGACTCTTTTTGATGACAATATTGTTACCAATAAGATGCTGCAGGCAGGCTGCGTGGATGCAAGCAAGATTAATGTTGAGAGTCTGTCTGCAATAACCGCTAGGATTGGCGTGCTGAAAACTGCTGACACAGGAGCGAGGATGGAGCTAAGAGACAATTTGATATTGGTATATTATGCGAGCGGCAAGTTGGCCGTAAGGTTGGGGGTGTGGTGATTTGAATTTGTATGTATATATAATGATTACATTAATATCGTTTGCTATAGCAGTTGCACTTTGGAAACGAAAGAAGAAAAAAGAGGAAACCGATATGCCAGTAGGAATAGAAGTATATAACCAAGAGGGCAAAACAATATTTTCCACGGACATGATGTTCTGCCGCATTTTAGGAACATTTGAAGTTGATGGAACAAATTCAAGCATCACTGACGCAAATATAGCAAAACGAGATATATTTGTTGTGATTGCTGATTGCAAAAAACCAGAAAATGAGTGCAGCAGTTTGCCAGTGTTTACTTTTACAGGAAATACTATTTCGTGGGTTTACACATCGACAGATTACAATATAGCGAATATTGCTTTCAAAGGAAAATACTATTATGGAGTTATGGGGGCGAAATTATGAATGCTAATTTTAATGTTTTTACGGAAGATGGTAAGAATTTATTGCCATTGCACGAACAAGCTCCCATCCATTTGACGAGAAAATTAACCTTGATGAGCGACGGTGTTACTAAAAGTTGGATTGAAGGTAGCGATACGTGGGGCATTGAAGTTGCTTTAAAGAAAGGAGAAATTTTCGGTGCGATAGCTAACAATGGCAAAAGCACAGATTTAATGGTGGCTTTTTCTTTCACGCAAAGCAACGAACAATTCTGCTTTTTTCTGCTGAATTTGTTTGACTACAAAGAAGAAACTGACGAAGTAGTAATTCCACAAACGCTCATAGATGCTTTGGAGATTTACATATTCGGAGTGGATGATATACCAGCGTCGGAGAGCGGTACCGGGTTAGAAGTTTATTCAGAGGATGGGAAAGTGCTGTTTTCAAGCGCCTTTCCTCCGATGAATGCGTTAGGGAAATATGAAGGAAGCTACTGGGGGAAATTCACGCAGCCGCAAGGGAAGAGTGAAGATTTTAGTTTTGAAAACAGAACGAAAATAGCTGTTGTGTGTACCTGTGGAATCCAATACACATTTTTGGGGACTAACTATGTATATGAGACACGAAGTACAGCTAAATTTCCCGCCGCCAACAAAGTTACTCTCTCGGATACGGCATTTCAAAGTGCATTTTTTCCCGACGGAAACAACGGAGTAGACACGCCTTTCTTTTGGCAACGTGCTTGGCGCTTTCTGCTTATAGATGCGAGCAATTTTTAAGGAGGCGACAAATGAAACCACAAGCATTTCAGCCGGGCGAGCTGCGCGACGAGCATGACAACATAATTCGCGCCGGTGCCTATGGCAAGAAAACACCATTTGTTAATTCTGACAATAGCGCTATCTTAGACTACATCATGAACAACTTTGATGCGTTATATGCTCAGATACCCAACGGCAGAGCCTATGTAAAATCTGTCAACAATATAACTCCGGACAGCAATGGTAATGTCACTGTTAACGTCGGCAGCGGCGGTGGAACCGGTACAAATATCACCGTTGACTCTGCGTTATCATCGACCAGTACCAACCCTGTGCAAAATAAGGTGCTCTATGCAGCCTTAAACAATAAGCTGGATAAAAACGGTACGGCAACCTATGCTGCGCGGGACAGCTCCGGTAATATCATCAGCAGCACATATGCCCGAAAAACGGACCTCAGCAGCTATGTGAAGTCAATCAATAATATGAAGCCTGACAGTGCCGGCAACATCAACATCAGTAGCAGTGGTGGCGGATCTAACATTACTGTTGACTTTACATTAGACAGCACTTCGAGTAACGCTATCGCTAACAAGGCCGTTTACGCCGCTTTGAATAATAAGCTGGACAAGACAGGGACGGCTGCAGCTGCTACAAAAGCTACGCAGGACAGTTACGGAAATGTAATTGTTACTACTTATGCCCGCAAGTCGGACCTCAGTGGCTATGTTAAAACGATTAATAACCAAGAGCCTGATGCCAACGGTAACATCAATATTAGCACCGGCGGCGGTGGAACCGGAACAAGCATTACTGTTGATACCACGTTATCAAGCACATCAAATAACCCGATTGCTAATAAAGCTGTTTATACGGCCTTGAATAATAAGCTTGATAAAACCGGTATAGCTGCCTATGCGACAAGAGATAGCTCAGGCAATATAATCACAGATACATACGTGAAAAAATCCGAAGTTAGCGGTGTGGTAAAGTCTGTTAATAACATTGCCCCGGATAGTAACGGTAATGTAACAATTACTGTTAGTGGTGGCGGTGGCTCAGGTGATTACTTGCCGTTAACGGGCGGCACAGTCACCGGCGGCATCACAGCGACTAATTTCCAGACTGGTACAGGGGCAACCAGTTATTTCCAGTGTAGAAAATTTAGGGGCGAGGGTAATGCTAACTCCTATTACCATGCTATAGACTTCGGCTATTCAGGTCATGATTCTGTAGATTTTTATGAATATGACCCCAACTGGAACTTTTATAAATGCCCAACAGGTGCAAAGTCTGGGGCTGTTTTAGTTGGCAATATCAATGGAAACGGATGGAATGGTGGAGCGCAACTGACAGGCGCACCGACCGCACCTACTGCGGCTGTCGGAACGAACACTACGCAGATAGCAACAACGGCTTTTGTGCATTCAGCTATCCCTACAAACATATCATCATTCACAAATGATGCAGGCTATCTGACGCAACATCAATCACTTGTTGGGTATGTTAAAAGCGTAAATAACACTAAACCCGATTCAAATGGTAACGTAACTATTACAATCAGCGGTGGTGGTGGAGTAAGCACGTCTACACAGAATGTGTGGACTGCTCAGCAGTCATTTGATTTAGCCTTGTTGGGTGTAGAAAAATATACAACTGCTTACACTAATGGAAATTCTGTAAAACCTTCTAGCGTTACGGCTGTTTACAATGCAACAGGTAGCTTTACTTTAGATTTAACAAACTTCTCATCTCTATTAAGCAGAGGGCAATCATTAGTCTTTACTGCATACATTAAAGCTAATGCTGATTATCCTCTAACTATAACTAATGGTGGCACACTAAAATACACTGGTAATTCATCTGATTTAGCGATTACGAGTGCAGGTCTGTTACTCAATATCTTTATAACATTAGATAATAGTGGTAGCAAAACAAGCATCGTACAAGCATCTAAGTTATCGTAAAGGTGATGTAATATGGGACTTAATCGTTTATTTATGGTAAAGCATGTTGAAAGTGGTGCGGTTGATGAGAATGTATTCATTATGACTATGGGAACTAAAAATGGTCAGTATGGATATAATGCCAACAGTGGTTACTATGGCGAGGTTACAGGTAATGTTACGCATGATGGTAGAGCCGTTACTCTTGTTATATTGTCTTATTACGGCGGTTGGCTTGATGTGGC